TCGGGTTTTAAGGTTAAAAACCACAACCAATTTATAAGGGTTCTAAGCTTATTGATTTTAAGTATCAATAAGCTTTCTTATTATATATAGGTTCTAACCTAATGTACAAAACCGCTTAAATTGACCATAAAATCGCTTTATATATATAAGCAAAGTTATATGAAACATAAGCGGTTAATATAGGTTGTTATGACCCGACACGTCTTTTGAATTCGTCGATCGTCGGTGATAGGTAATCGCGTCCCGGGACAAACGTGTCTCCTGTTCTGTGTCCATATAAAACAGCCGCAGCGTGATCGGCAGTAACCCTGAGCGTTACCTTACCGTTAGAGTCTTCTCTTACGACCGAATTAGCTAACTCACCAGTATCATAGATGTTTCTCGTGCCGCCGGTTACTATCTCCCCGTTTTGTCTCACTGTTCTACCGAAGCCCTCACCATAATCCTTAACCTCAGAGAAGGTATCTTTGAGATGATTTTCTAAACCATCCGTTGCCCTCTCAAATATTTGATGAGCTAAATTAAAATTCCCTCTTGCTATTTTCATAACTATCGAATATACTAGATATATCAACTAAACATAAGGAAACAAACATGACTAGTGTAGAACCTAATCAAAAACCCTACGATTGGTACACAGAAGGGCGAAATAAAGCCGATGCTTACGAACTTGATAGATTAGCTGGAAAACTAAAAGACAGGGCTAAAAAAGCCCGTGTAGGTGGGAAGGATGAATGATTTAGACAAACGGATATTAGAGTTATCCGATAGATTAATTAAAACCTCTAACACTCTGGCGCAATTCCACGTTCAACTAAACAAGCAAAACAATCAAAAATTAGCTAACTTATACAAATCACTTAATAGGAACTAAAACAATGAAATACTCATTAGATTACTCTAGAACTATTTATTATACTGTTGAGGTTGAGGCAGATACGCTTGAGGAAGCCGAGTCTCTTGCAGAAGATGCCATAGACTCAGAAGAATCCGAGTATGAAGACTCTCGTGACAGCCTTGTATTAGAAGACTACACTGAGATAGAAGACTAGAGACTACCTTCATAACCACTTCCAGTATAAAAACTATACATCAGCGCGTCCGCCCAGTCAGTAGACTTAAGCCCGCGCTTTTTCATATCGTCTTTCGATTCTATCAGTAGCTTGTTCCCTCTGAACTCATAACTAGGGGCAGCTAAATCCTCAATCAGGTCTCTATTATTGGGTAAAATAATCAACTCCTCAGGATCTACAGCTTCTGCGGGTATTCTGCCCGTTACAACATTGTGTGTCTTCTCGATACGTCGCTTCATATCACGCCAGGAGACAGCGCGGAGATTGTATGTTACCCTGTCGTTCGTGGCGTTGCTGTTATCATCCCAAGATTTACTACTGCCAGAACCCTTGTATGGTGTCAGCTCAAACATGCCTTCGTAATTAGGCTCAACCAACTGAAGTATTGTCTTGAATGTATCCCCCAAACCAACCGCGTCGTAGACCAATTTTTGGAACTTATACTCCCGCCAAAAAGCTAGAACCTTATGAATAGTCTCGTCTACCTCGCCGTGACCGAGGTTATCGAGATGAATAACGGTATTACCGTCACGCAAGCATATTATATTTTTGTCGCCTGTTTTGGCTAAGTCAAGTCCGACTACTCTATCAGAAGAAGAGCCAAAACCACCCTCCTGAGCTGTGGATTTTATACCTGCCTCAATGATACTCTCTATCATAGATAGTGGTATAAATGACTTACCGTCGGCTGTGTCGAATGAGCAACCCAACTCTCTAGCGAACATATCCTCTCCTAACTTACGCTTCTGGGTCTCCGCCCAAGCAGCGTCCCGCCTAGGGTCGTCGTTCCAACGAAACATAAACGACTTTACCTCATCATTCATATGGAGCCTGTAGTGCTCGTTATTCTTGCCGTTGGGTGTGGTGACCAAGATAGCACAATCAGTATTCTCAGACATATCAGCGATCGCGTCAACATCCCGCTCAATGTGTGCAGACTCATCGATAACAGCCAAAGAACTTCGACCACCTCGACCGATACTATCGCCAGAATACCCTTTAATGGTACCCCCGGTCAGGGGGTTCTGAATTAGCTTAATCTTTCTATTTTGAGACCAATCAAACGGCTTTAGCCAGTGAGGTAACCACTTATACATAGAATCTAGTTTTCCGAATAGACTATCAGGATCTCCGAGTTTATCCACCGAGTCTGCTTTGTTACTAGACAAAGAACCGGAGAACGCTGGCTCAAACATTAATTTATGCAGCATAAGAGCTGTACAAACAACCGAAGCTCCAGTGTAACGGCATTTAGTGATAGTTCCCCAGCTACCCTGCTCGTAGCAGTCCTGGATAAATAGCAGCATCTCTTCTTGACGAGGGAACATAACCATAGGAATTACTTTGATTTTCTCCCTAGGGTTATAGGTAATGATGAAATTGTTGATAAAGAAGATAGGGTCTTTAACAACTTGTTTGTAAATAAGTGCTCTGTTTTCTTTTGATTCCGCAGCGAAGCGCATTAGCTGAACTCTTTGCTGACACATTTTATTGTAGTAGGCTACAAAATCGTTTGATTTGAATGATAGTTGATTTGTCATTATACTTTAGCTAAAAAACACCCAATAGCTCGACGAGAGTTAAAGGTTAAAGTAGAGCCTGAATTATTAAAACCATTCCCTGGGGTACTCGATGTGAAGCTAGCAGGGACTCCGCCTATGGTCATACTGAAGTTACTCAGCGTTGGGTCTATGGTAGCTCCATGGCTTATAATAACTTCTGTATTTGGGGATAAGCTAGGGGTAATGAAAAAAACTCTAAAACCTGATGTAGTATTTACACTTAATCTAAAAGAACCCCCGCTATAGGTAATAGCCGCTAGTTTAAAGGCTGCGGGAGTTTTAAACACAACTCCGCCACCCACTGTTTGCGTAGGGTCTTCTGGTATCCACTTATAATAAGAATAAACCCCCGCAGGCGTGCAGCTATAGCCACCAGCGCCGTTCGTGCTGCTAATAGGAAGTCTCGGGTAACTTAAGCCATCGAATGTGTTACTGGGGTTGACAGTGAGGTTGCTTGTGCCTGCGTTATGATAAATCTTTAAGTTGAATAAGCTCGTATTAGGATCTTCTATAGTACATAAAGGAAAGGGATTGAAAATAAGCGTTAGTGTTGCAGTAGCTGTCTTAGACCCTCTGGTCACCAGATAGGTAAGAACCAGGGAGGTTGTGGGTAGTGGAGTAGGTATCTGATAGTTGTAGGTGCCATCACTATTCAGGGTGAAGGGGTTCACCCCCGCACCCGTCACAGACACAACACTATAAACATCAAACACCTGAGGGTTCGTTGTTTGTGAGACTAGGGAGCCGGAGACAAAACTAGGAGATGTGAAAGTTAGTGAGGAGGGTGTGACAATCAAAGAGAAAATAGATTCACTGTTAAGGCGCGTGAGGGAGAATGTGGCGAATTTAAATTTCTCATCCAAGGTAGGAATAAACTCAGGGAACGGCATACTGTTTAGTTGTTTTAACTAAATTTATAGACAATCTAACCAACCTGGGTTATAACTAAAGAATAAGAAAACAAACAAACGGAGAACAAATGAACGGACAAGAAATCAGAGACCTAACCAACCACAAAGACATCGCAGAAGCTTACCACTACGGTATTGAAGATGTTATTTTGTTAGAAGAGATGATAGCTGATGAGCAAGATGAATCCTTCAAAGCCTTTTTAAAAGCTGAGTTATATAATATCCAAAATGCTTAACTACCAAGAGCCTGAGTTAGGGCTAAAATCTAACTACAATGACGCGGATCTAAGCTCTATCGCATCTGTTCTCATTACCCACGAGGGTAACTTCATTCAATTTCTAGACAATAAAAACCATCGGGTAGCATCCATAACTATTGAGCCCAAGCAAGTTATGTTACAGACCTCTCTTGGTTGGCGATATGCTAAAGACTCCGAAATACAAATACTTAGAACACTGTATGCAAAACTTAAATAGATTAGATTATTACGGAGAGGCATGGGGGAGAGCTAATTACTACTCTCTCACTGGAGCAGAAAGAGAGGAGTTGCATAGGCGCGATTCTTTGATACCGTACGAGCATCTTTATGACTTTTCTGCTCTATCTATTGGCGCTAGAGTTCAAGGGGTCTTAAATGGCAAATACGGCACGGTTGACAATATTGATGGCAGGTTCTATGCTGTAAGGGATGATGACGGTGAGATGCATTATTACTACCCGAATCAAATAAAACGGGAACCGGATACATCAAGATATGGAGTCCAGGAAAATATTAATCTAGAGGCACAATGGTAAAAACAGCAATTCTAATCGGCGGATACGCCCGCGCGGGCAAGTCAACAGCTATGGCGTATTTAAGTCAAAGCATACCTACATTCGGGATGAGTTCAAAGCTAGCGGAACATGTTAAATTACTCATCGCCCATCTAGCTCAATATGAGTTCAAGAGCGATGAAACAAAAGCTCTTTCCTTTCCACCTAGCACAGCTTACGTAACTACTGTTCAGATAGATAGGGCTTTGGAGGCGCTGGGACTCCCTTCGGACTATTGGCAGATTTTTGAGATATACAAAGATTATCATCAAAGATTTGTAGGCAAATATGAGTTAAGTCTACGGGATATTTGTATCGCGGTGGCTGAGAGCACTAGAAAGGTTCTACCTAACATTTACGTAGATCTTGTTTTGCGAAGCCTGCGCGATTCAGAACTAGTGGCTATTGAGACTATCGGCGGCAAGGAGTGTGATTATTTGTACCAGCAGCTAAAAACACTTGGGTATACCGTTACTGGACAAAACATCCGTCGTAAGACCGAGCTGGTTGGCGTGGATATCCGTGAGCTAATCAACGAAACACAATGCGATAAGCTTCTGTTCGATGTTCACAATGATTATGATATTAGCTTTCTTGAGGATTATCTAGACTCAGTTATCGGATCTGTTAGAAACAAGTAATGTGGTAGAGGCGGATAGTGTACTGGTGACAAAAGCAGAAAGTAAACTATCTTGATCACCATCTAGATTAGGGAGCGCTACTGCGATAATCAGACCGAATATACTAGCACCAAGGAACACCAAGGGATAATAACCGTTGGTGTTCTTTTTTTGTTTAACATCCGAAATCGTGGCTTCTTTATAATCTTCAAACATAATTAATTCTTATCTTCTCGAACGTATGATGTTATTAAATTTATAACATCCGCCTGATCCATATCAGCGATATCCATTTGGGATAACTCCACAGCTTCTGTCATCTGTACCTGGGTTACTTTGTCCAAGCCTCGTAGCTTAACCCTTTGATCGGATACCTTCAGCAACGTTTGTATTACAGCTACTTTACTGCGTACACCATCTCTATATAATTTACCCGTTACAGAATCTATATCGTCCTCGCAATGGTGCCTAAGGGTATCTTCTAAAATCTTAGTATAAGTATTGAGTCTATCCAACTCAATAGCTTGCTCGTCTCTAGCTGTCTCAAGAGACATCTTTGTCAAATCATCTCTATAATCCTTAACCCACCTGGCTGCTGTCTGAGCATGACAAGAGAGAGCTAAACCTATCTCGCGATAAGTACTGCCCTCTAGAAACATTAAATAAGCCTGTGCATACTTGTCATCCATTTCGCTTACTCTCGCTAAAATAATAACCACAAACGGCAGCTAGGATAGGGTTTAGTCCGTTAACAACGGTAAATACGTTAGTACTCCCGGTGTTCTTACTAGTAGTGGATAAAACTGCGCCAAGAGTTGTTAAAGCCAAGATGGATGAAAAAAGATAAGAGACTATTTTAGACTTTATACCCGCTTGCTTTTCCAAAAACCTTATTTTTTCAACTAACTCAGAGGAGTCTTTGTATTGCGTTAAAGTGATCATAAAAGTTTTTTCCTTTTTTTCCGCTTTGACTAAGATAGAGTCAAAAACAAAAATACCACCACCGCCCAAAGACAAAAAAGATAACATATTGTGATGATCTAACCAAAGAGAAATAAGCGTACACATATCAGCCGGATATGCTTGGCTTTGTATATTCCCCCCGGTGTCCATCTCGACTGTTATTGTGTTGTGTTCTTTGAATAAAAACAGCATATGCTTGAAAGTAGTATATACTAAGCTTATAATTAAGAAAAAATAAAACCGACTATTTGCGGTAGTCGGCGGGTGAGCTAAGCTCAAAGTTAATTTTAGCTTTAGTTTATTTCGGTAACCATAACCTCATTGTGATTTTGCCGTAGGGGCTTATGAATGCGTGTGCTGCGCAGGCTTTGTTTAATCCAGATTGGTAAGTAGGATTAGGGTGCCCGCCATAACCCACTCTCACCATATTGCGACTAATTTCAGGCGCATGGTCATGTCCGGCGACTACCTTGTAGTTGCTCTGGTGAATACCCCCTTTTTGAAGCATCCATTCATGTCCATGATAGCCCAGGAGAGTTTTACCTACCCTAACATCTCTCGGAGCTATTTCAAAATTAGGAGCATCCAAATATGTCTCAATAAAATAACGGTACATAGAAGCGTATTTAATGCCCGCATCAGAGTGGTGCGTGTTCTCTAGCACATTAGCAAAACCCCTCAAAAGAAACACCTGCTCTTCTTTGGTGAATTTAGCCAAAGTACTGCTAAAGTCACCTACGAAGAATCTATCGGTAAAGGTCTCATGGTTACCCACGATGTTATAGATCTTACCAGGCAAATACAATCCAATAGAGCGAATAAACTTCTTAAGTAAATCTAATTCCTGAAAAATGGTCATACGCTCGGCAAAATACCCCAATCTATCCCGTTCATGATGCAGCATAGAACTACCATCAAACATATCGCCGCCTATAGCATTCTCGCAATCTGTTTGACGAAGCTCGTTCCGTAGACTAGCTAAATAACCAGGATTGGGATGTGCTAGGTGCATATCTGGTAAATAAACATAAGGATTGGTAGACATAGTAGAGGCGCTACCATCAGCATAATACATCCGCCCCTCAAAGGTGTAAGACTCGGTGGTTGTGCAATAAGGTAGTGGCGTGATCGGATAATCACCGTCAGTAAAGACAACACACCCTAATTGACTATGGAATCTCGTCATGGCTCCGACTCTAGTAGATACGGAGTGAGGTTGGAAACAAGATACAGTACCCGTAGTCATCATGACTTTTGACAACTCGCCGATCGGACTAGCGGTAGTTTGGAGGTAACGTACTGGATGGGGAACAATTAGATGATCTTCATCCGCAATCCCTGCGAGACCTGTTAAAGGAGCTAAGGCATTCGCATTGATATTTAAATCACTCGCCAGTCTAACAGTTCTATTGTCACATTCTAGTGTTAGCGGTTGAGGGTTGAGATAGATATCATTATATCGAACCCAAGCACCTTCTGTTAATCTGCCCCAAGCAACAGGGATAATAATTAACTCAAACCCTAATGTATCTGCTAAGTTTTTAGTAGCTTTATAAGCAGCGGAGTGTAGAAAACAGTCGGATAGAACGGATGTGATGACATGACCTTTTCTTTTAGGGGTAGTATTTACTGTCTCAGGCTCTAAGTCTAACTGACGTTCTGCACATGCTTCGGCGTCTTTACAACGATGCTTGTATTGACGTTTGACTAAATCAGTCAAAGGTTGATTTAGTCCGCATAGTGAACAATCCAAGTAGATGGGAGGGAAGGATGACATTTGTTTTATTTTGTAAGGTATATATTAATAATAACCCTCTTAACAGGGATTGCCAAGATAGGCATAAATTTAGTTTAAAACGATGCACAACACAGCGCAGCTACGACAGATTTTAATAGACCAGGTGGGAACCAGCGTCGGCACCTATACATGGGAAAATGGTAGTGTTACGCCAGCGATCGCGGTAGGTAATCCTCCTAACAACATTAAAGTAGGTGGTATCGAGATTATCCTACCATTATTACCGCGTATTATCTCATCCGTTCGTACCTCCTTCGATGTGCGGACACTGGAGGAGTACACGATTCATATCTATCAGCATGATGAAAGCTCCGCTGGGTATGAGCAGTTTTACTTGCTTGTGACTAACTTATTCGGAGCTTTCTTTAACATGACTGGATACGACATACCAAAAAGCTCCATACCAGATAGCCGCTTGGGCTATTGCATGAAGCTTAGGATAGATAATTGCTACGAGGTAACCGATATTACATCGCCGTTAACTGACGGTTGGTTGCATCAATAGTCGTACTTGGCAGAAAATTTGATACCGTCGATCATTTCTCTAGAGTACCATTGAGCATCTCGGATAAATTCTCCGAAGTTTTCATATTCCTCAAGATTGTTAAACCGCGATGCCCAGAGGCGGTATTGTACCTCTAGTCTGATTTCGGCGATTGTGGCTAAGATGTAATTCATTTAGTTTCTCCTTTAGTGTAAATTTGCTTTGGTTAATAATAATTCACAAGTTTCGCTATCCCAACTATCCCATAATAACGGATGTACTGTATTGAGTAGTTGAGCTAGTCTAATTGGACATTCTACCTTTTTAAGTAAGTTTAAGACTAGGCTAGCTTGGTTGTGTGTGACTTGTTGGTGTCTGTCGGCGATATAGTTAATGTCGTTTAGGATTCTCATTGTTATACTCCGTAAATGTGGATATTTGTTTGTGGTAAGGATTCGATAAATGTCATATACTCAACAAGTAGATCGCTGTTGACGTCAGAGATAGCTTCGATAACAAATGCTTCTAATTCTGGGTTACAAACGCCTTCAGTTAAGAAGTTTTCTATGTTCAAGACTTTCTCTTCATCCTCCAAGGAAACGCCAAGATGGAAAATAGCGTGACTCAAGTCATGAGCAAAAGCGGTTAAGGTTGTGTTAGGCGCTAAGTTTTCTTGGTTGGCATACCAGGCAGAGACAATTGAGAAGAGGTTTTTAGTGAACATTTTAGTGATTTCCTTTAGTTGTTTGTTTTCTATATATCTAAGATAACTCTGAACTAAAGGATATATAACCGTATAATTACTGAACTTTTAGAGTTTTACGACGACTATCCTGTTGTTATGCGCCTCAAACAGTAGTTTGGGATACAAGTCACAAGGTAGAGTGAATTTAAAACCCGAAGCATTGTCAAACCTTCTTTCGGAGACTTCTGTGGCTTTGTAGGTATTGCTGATTTTATTGCGCTTAACAGTGAAATATCTCATTGATTTAAAAATCTAACCAAGTTGTTATCTTTTTGAATTATATAGTAGCCTTCTACCAGGTATTCATAAGTTATGTTAGTTTTTACGATGTGGTTGATAGACTCTTCATAATCAGGGACTACAAAGGTATCATCAACTTCGGTATCACTACTATAGTCTTCGAGCAATGCTTTTAGTGTTTCCATGTTATTTAGGGTTGCAGATATTGTTTACTTGATTCAAATGCCCTTCTAGGGACTGTGATGTTAAAGAAGCTAACGCCTCTTGACATTCTGGTGTTTTCTCTCGCTGCTGTTTGCTAACATAGCAACCAACTAAGAAGAATGTGAGAAACGAGATTAAGAGAATAGTTTTTTGTACCATGGTTGATTTGCTTTACGTCTGTGGGCGCTGGCGTTTTGTTGGATATTTTGAGAGAATCTCACTGAGTAGTCACAATTGATTTCAGTACAAGTTCTCTTGAACCTTAGCACATGCTCGTAGTTTGTGGTTTTGTATACCATGTCCCCAGTTGGGGTATGAGCTATGAGTGTCGCGGTTTGGTTAGGCATAGTTTTGATTTCCTTAAAGTATTGTTAGTCTTGTTCCGATTTTGACACTCCCCTGCCTAAAGGCGAGGGGATTCTTCTTTCAGTGAGTTGTTTTTTATTCTAAACATCAAAGTTTTCCCTGTCCATAAGATTATCTACAATTTGATTTAAAAGGGCAATTTCTTCTCTTTGTGAATGAATAACCTTCTGAGCTTCACGGATCTGCCAAACAGCATGATCTCGTAGCTCCAGTGATTTTCTATAAATACGACGGTAACTGAGAGATAGTTGCTTATAGGCCGACTTAATAGTCTCTACGTCGTGGATTGTTTCTAGTTTTTTCGTAACAGCTAACAGGTGATGCAGATCTTCGGTAGCGTATTTCATTTTGGTTTAGTTGGTGTGTGTTCTTTCTCTCTTATTTATAGCCCAGTAATCCCCGGAGTGTCAATAAATTTAGCTAAAAAGGTTTTATGACTATCAAACTAACGGATGTAATCAAGTACTACAAGGGATTACCCCATCAATCCGCCGCCTTAGACTATCTGCAATCTAATATCGATCCTTATATATTAGGTGAGTTTGCTAAGAAGTTTAGGGGCAGCCCTTTAGCTCTGTTACCCCCTAAACCTATCGATACAACACCGCTGGGTAGAATACTCACCAGACTCGCGGAATTGGGGATTAAACTGACTAAACCAACAAAAGGATACAACGCTTACATGCTTGGTTTAGAGGGCTGTAATAGCGATTTTAGTGCAAGTAATGACGCTTTAGATGGCTGGAACGATGCTGTCGGTGTTTTATGTATCGATAGTAACGGACAAATCAAATTATCTCAACTATTCCAAGGCACGACGGAGCCTGGTAGATATTACGTTCAAAATAGGCTAAACCCCGAAGGAGCTGCGGTAGCCTTAATTGATTATCTTCATAAGGATATCTGGGTTCGCGGTGCTCATAAAGATCAGCAGAATTGTCTCATCCAGGAAGGTGCTGAGATTTCAGTCGTACGTGATGGAAACGGGAACGGTAGGCGTGATGCTTCAGAGCCCATTCGCACTGGGTTTTTTGGCATAAATATGCACCACACCAAAGGCAACTACGATATTAAGTCTATTGGTCGTTGGTCGGCGGGTTGTACTGTTATCCCTAACGTACAGCAGCATCAATATCTAATGGGGATTGTAAATAAAGCCGAGAACAAGAAAATATCCTACATATTACTAGACCGCAGCAAGATTAAATAACAACCTATATTAACCGCTTATATTTTGTATAAAATCGCTTTATATATATAAGCAATTTTGGGGTCTATTTAAGCGGTTTTAACGAGGCAATAAAAAACCCCGAACACATTGTCGGGGGTTACGTCACAGTCAATAGGAGTCTAATTAATTGTCGAAATCATCGTTGAGGAAGTTTTCCCACGAGCCGAATAGTATAGCTGTATTGTTTCTGACTGACTGTTCAGTCAAATTCAAGATACCAGCGAGGTCTCGCTGAGTCACTTTAGAACCCTTTAGTTCTAATTGACATCTAGCGGCTAGATAATCCTCTCCATCTTTACCCCGTTTCTTTTGAATAATTTCAGGTTCTGTGGGTATACTCAATTGAGCACTTAACCAAACCTGACCACGCCCTGTGATTCTAGCGGATTGAATACCTAAGATATTGGTATGAATGGTGAAGTAACCAGCTTTTATCCAATGTTGATACGGGAGGTTGGATTGCTTTTGGATAACACCTAAGTCTCTAAGCTCCTTGAACCCTAAAGTACGTCCCCAACCCTGAGCTTTCAGATAGTCACCCATGGTACAAAGTTCAGGAGATGCCTCTACCCTATCGCAGAATTCGATTTTAGGTGCCGCTTCTGTTAAAGCTAATGCTTGCCTTTCATTCTCCTCTTGCAAATCAGCAGCTAGGCGCAAGGCTTCTGCAAAAGACTGAGGCAACTGCGGCTGTTTAACCTCCGTTAAGTTGTCAAAGGTCAACTGAACGCCTAGTTGCCCAAACGTACGAGCAATTTGCTTGGCTCCCTTGGCTTTTGCTTTGGACTCATATGCGTAGTACTCAATTACTAGCCAGGTGGCTTTTGAGTTGAATCCACTTTTAACTAAGCCCGCAGCTTTGAAGCCAGAGTCAGTAAGTATTTGACCCAGTTTTTGACTAACAAACTCCCCACCTTTTATAAGCGCTCTGTCATTAATTCCGCATAAAGCTGCGACACCTCGGATGGATAGATTTTGACCATCGGATAAATTGTCTTTGAGAAAAGCGAGTAAATCGGATTGAGTTCTGATTTGTAAATTAGACATTTTTAGAAGAGGTTGTAAAGTATTTGCCTCTTCTATAGTTCTAACAGCGGGGATATGAATTGTCAAGTGCTCTATTGAGCCAGTTGTGGAACTCCGACGTAAGTTGCTGGGGTACCCGCGCCATACAAAGCAGATACCTGGGCTACCGTCACCGTTCTACTCGCGGTGTTAGTCGTACCAGCACCAGCTAAAGTAGCTGCGGTGATTATGATATTGGGGGATGAGGATGTTGCGTTCGTTATTAAACCAGCCACATTGACTAGATAACTCTCACTAGCCTCATTTAACGGAACAGTCCCTGAGTTATTCCATATCTCTCCGTTGTATCTAGTTCTCCGTTTCCAGCTAATTTGTAGGTCGCCGTTTGCTAGCGCTGTTAATTTAATATCGGCGGGAGCATACGGACGTAAAGCCACGCCGGTTACCAAATCTGTCACTATCGGGGAGCTAGCTGAAGTAGTGGCACCTGTTACGGTACTAATAAAATCAACAGATGTGTTTAGTGTGTTTGTGGGCAGTGATATAGTAGAAGCTGCATTAGAGGGTGATTTAACTACATAAACAGGGGTTCCTATAGGATATGAGGTCGTAGCGAATTCGGTGCCTGCAAACCCTCTTATAAACGTACTGAAGATAACTAACCCACTAGGGCTATTAACATCTCTGTAGCTTATAATCTCATCTCCGATCATTAGGCAGTGTGTGCCACTAATTAAGCCTTGATATGAACTGTTTTCTACTGTACCTTGCGTTAATTGTACAGTCAAGGATTGTCCCTGAATTGTGCTAGTGCTTGCTGTGTCTAATGATGTTACGGTCACCCCGTAAGCAACACGCGTCAGTTCACTACCGAGATTGATTAACGTTCCTGCGTTATTCGCCAGTATGTCAGCCGATATGTAGGTCTCTAACGGGTTGGTAGTGGACAACCATCGGAGCCTCAGACTATCAAAATTGAGAGTACTATCCACTGTTAAGATAGGTGTTTCTAAGACAATTGGAGTCAGGATAGGGTCTAAGATATTTCCAGTGCCTGGGGAATAATCATCGTCGGTGTTGGTGCTTCCTGGCGAATAAGAAGAATCGCCTAAGCCTACAGCGGTTAGCTTGATCATGCCGTTGGCTCCGACTTCCTTTCTAATCACCTTGGCTATAATGGTCTGTGAATTTAGGTTAAATTTGATTTTATCCACAAGCTCTATAAAATCGAAGGTTAACGGTAAACAAATATTGCTATAGGTTGTACGCTGTCTAACATAACTAGACATCAAACGTTTGACCAAGTTAATAGCCTGATCATCGGTTAAAACGGTCGAGCAGTTAATCTTAATATCGTTAATACTTTTGGCATCAGGGCGAACAAACTTCTGTGTTCCTGTTCTGTAGCCGTTATTAATCTGTCTATAAGATAGTTCAATACTACTAGGAAGTTCTGTTTCAGGCGTTGTTTGGGATTCTATTCCAGATATCTGTGCCGATCCATACTCTCTGGTGTATAGCAGACCTTCGTCAAGATCATAAGCAGTGCTGTTATTAGAATCATCATTAGCTACTGCTTTGATGACCCCAGCAGATGTTTCAAATATGGCGAAATCATAAACCAACGCTAAGTTTTCCAGGAATGCTTTGACACCAGAACCATCGAAGTCTAATTTATCTCCCAAAACCTCAACCGCGGGCAATCCAGACACATCGATTCTACTTAAGGGTATTCCAGCTATTTGTAAAACCTGCGTCACAACAGATGCTAGGCTCGGTGGTGTTATAGTATCCCAAACAACAGCCTCAACAGCTGGTAACTGATTACCGAAAAATCTCGTGACATTAATATCATCGAACGCGATATAGACTAAACCTGGATGTGAGCTATAGTTGTTGCTTATCTCATAACCACTAATCGTCGGGAGTAAGGCTCTTTGCTGTGTCCTTAATCCTAATCTATATTCCGATCGTTTAGCATAACGCCCATCATTGTTGCTATAGTAAGCACCACCGATCTGCGGTGTTACGATGCCTAGGTTACCAGGGTTTCTGAAATCCGCAACAATTTTATTATTGAAATACACCAAACCAATAGCTTCAGCGCCATTAGCCTTATCTAAGCACTGAGATGCGATAGCCATGAAACCACCTTCGTATCGAATCTGGTCGCCTTGTCCTTTGCCTCCACCATCTCTTCTTTGCTCTAGGTCATGCGCCCAGAAAACATTACAGACTGTCTTATAGGAGCCAAATATTCTAGGTATGTTAACACCTAGCTCGGACTTTTGAACGGATATATCGTTTAGTTTACCTATGGATGGTGGTTCTGGCTTAAGGGCGCTCGCCGCCACCGTCGCTAAGATTGAAACCCCGACTGCTACAGCTACCTCAGCGATTTGTACCTCCGAATAGATAGTTTATTAGACTTATCTAAAATACTTTTAACTAAATTTATTGACAACCGTTTACCTTTCTGTAATAATATATTTAAGAAACAAAAAACTAAACAAAATAACTAAATGGAAAATACACAACAACCAAAGGTTTTTGCTTTTACAGCCAGGGGACAGAGATATACATGTATCAGTGTTGCTGTCTTAGAGAGATTAAATAATTTAGGAATAGGAATATCAATAGCTAACGAAGTATTACCTGACTGGGGGTATTCTGCTGAGGATATCAAGGAATACCTAAGCACTCTGGGGGTAGATCCTAAACAATACCGATACCGCAATGAAGCACCTCTCAATACAAGACAACTTCAGGCTTTTGTGAACTTCTATCTATCTCTCAAAGATCTCTACCCCGCCAACGAAATAGCCCGATTTATTTAAAGCAGGAGAAATTAAAAACCATGTCAAAAGTATCCAAGAACCAACGTCCCGCTAAAAAAGCTGATAACACTCCCTTAGTTCGTGCAGTTAGAACCCACTATGGTTTCAATAAAGGTGCCTGGCTCGCTGTCATAGCGGATAATCTAGATCAAGCTGAAGCGCTAATTAGGGCTGAATTAAAGCTATCAGCAGGAGACCCACTAATAGTAAAAGCAATCTAAAACTTCAGTAAAAAACCCTAGTATTGACACTAGGGTTTTTTAATTGGAAATAAAATGTCAGATTATCGACTAATTATACCAAAGCAGGAAGAGAGAATAAAGCGCGAAGGTTATTCAAAGCTGTTTTCTCAGTAGCTGAAAGGTATTGGAATGGTTCAATGTTTCTGTAATTTCCTTGAAAATCAAGCGTGAATTGGGGTTTACTTTGAGTGTTAACAGCACCATCATCAGTGTAATCAGATACGATAGCGCGCCCAAAAGTAGTGATACCTGAACCACCACGAACGATCATAGCGAATACCTCACCACCGACTTTAGCGGCATCGAAAACATACTCATAAAGAGCACGGTCGTTGATGTCGTTAAAGACTTGGATTTGAACGGAACTAGTCACTTTAACAACTACTTCAGAACCGTTAATTCCTTGGCTTAAATCAGTACTATCTTCTTTCTGTGAAGTCAAGTTAGTAGGGATATTAATAGGCGAAAGAATTCTTTGAGCAGCATAAGTTTGACCTAAATCAGCAGCTACTATAGCGGCAACTAAAGGCTCAACAGGCACGGAAGCACCGACGGCACCAGTAGGAATCAAAGTGTTAGCAGTTACAATAGCAGTTTTAGTACCTAATTTAAGAACAGCTCCTTTACGAATCCAGATGTCAGCAGCGTTGTTAGATACTAGAGTGATTGAAGTCGCTCCAATAGACGCAGCGGCGGGGGTCAAGGTTGTAATATCAGCCTCATCGTTAGGGCAGGTTAATTTAGCAACCAAAAGAGTAGAGTTAACGTTAATTACGCGGCGACAAGATTGAGTCTCTTGAGGGAATGAATCAGCGAATGCCATAAGTTTTACTTGTACAAGTTTATTATAGCTAATATTAGATTTAAAGACAGTTGATTATGGAATTCACATTTACGCCCAAAGACACTAACCCCATTTATCTTGATTCAACCCTATTAACACCGGGTACCGTGACCTTGCCAGATAATTACACCGAATACGCTTCCGTTGTGGTTATGATTAACGAAGGTATTCTCAAACCTGTAAATTCGATGACTATCTCTAAAATATTGGATGCAGAAGCTCGGTCGATTGCGAAAAAAGCGCGTGCTCGGAAGGCGGATGCTAATGCTGAGTAGTGTTGATTTCCTAGCTATCTTTCCTGAATTCGCTGGGAATACGCAGATACCCACGGCTCTTGCGGTTACCTTTGCCTTGAACTGCGGTTACCTGGGGCTGGATGAGGCTATCAGACCCTACGCCATGGCTTTAAGTGCTGCTAGTTATTTAGTCAGTAACGGTGATCCTGTCGCAGCTATGACAGCTTTAGCTGCAAACCCAACTATAGGCAGTGCCTTAGGCGCGCAGGCTATTTCTGAATACCAATCACATGAAGATACGATTAAATTCTTTACGCCAAGGGGTAAAAAGACAAGTGATTATACCAACCACTACCAAAGAGTGTTAAATGAAATGATTGAGAATGGTTACATGGGAGCCATCTCAGTTCCTGGCTACTGCGGAGGTTGTCATTGACTATTTATGTAAAAACGGCAACACTCAGCTATAAAAAACCACTAGCAACAACGGTTAACCCATTGACGGGTAGGATCGATTTTGTAGGCGAGGCTACCATTGAGTCAGTTGATGTTTCCCTGCACGAGACTGGACAGAATAATGAACAGTATGAAGGTAGGGACATCCGAGGGCTTAAGTGTCACGGTAGATTAATCCCAATTGGGACACAACCGCCCAGTTGGTTAAGACCCGGGTATGAACTCGATATTGTATGGGAGACTACCTCAGGGGGTATTAACGGGTTTCAAAGAGCTGGTAAGTTTTATATTCTAGAAGAGGCGCCTACTAGATTTCAATTAAATGTTATTTTTGGCTTACATATTCAAGGTATATTTGTGGCTCGTAGTGAGTTTAGCTAACAAAAAACCCACTAGTTCTAATTAGTGGGTTTTTTGATTAATTTTTTCATTGTATTTTTAGTGGATGGTTATTGTTTAAAGTTATATTAAGCAGTTTAACGTCTTGCTTAGGACACAATATTAACCTTGAACTGGTTTAGTAGAAGCTGGGGTTTGAAGTAATTTAATTCTATCTAATAGACTTTGGTTAAGCTCCTGCGCCGCTTTAAGTTCATTCTGGTAATCTATCATGGATTGTTTGAGCAAATCATACTCAGATTGCTCTACAACAGGCGCGTATAGCTCAACCTCTGGATAAGTGAATCCGTCGCAGTTGAAGAATTCTAATCTGTCTACTGCCATTTCAACACCACTCGCTGCTAAATCTAAACAGAATTTAGCTTCTTCTAGTTGATGAGTGCGTTCAACATCTTTCAGAATAGTTGATTTTTTAACGCCTAAGGGAATAGATATCCCTGCTTGGATAATATCCTCACCGTTGCGATTGACGTAGTTGACGTTAAATTGAGTCGCTGGTAGCTTAGCACCACCAGAAAATCCAAAGTGTTGGTCATTATTGTTTGTGATTGTAATAGAATTTAGATTCGAGGTAAGTTGATTGTCAACTCGATTATTAGCCTGAGCCACAGAATCAGAGTTAGAAATTGCATTACTGGTAGGATTGACATTTTGAATATTGGTTGTATTGTTTACTTGAGTTGGTTCAGGTTGTGGTCTTGGGGTATGGTGAGGGTTCTGGTGAGGGCTTGCTTGAGCATCAGAACCAGAGAATAGAGCGGCTACACCGGCGGAGAATAATACGGACGCTTTTAGTAGATTAGTCATTTGTTTAGTTTATTGTGATTGAATTAAATAAATAGCTGGTGATTAGATCTTCAAGATCTTCTGGATTCATCCTAACACACCCGTTGCTAAATTGTCCAATAGGTATTTCGGTATTCCAGGAATGGATAGCGTAGACTCCGTTGTTTGTTAGTTCGAACTCAATCAGCCAATTACTTGGGTATTTAGTTGATTGGGTTATCGATAGTACCTCATGAGTACCCAACGGGGTCGGTGTAGAGGGCTTACCTCTGGTTATATCCCAACATTCGTTAATATTAGGGCTAACGGCACATAATTGATTGTGACTAACTTCAAGAATTACTGGTATCATTAGGTTGTCATTTTATTTTTAAGTAGAAGGTAAAGATTTGCTCTACCCTTCAGTTATAACTACTATCTAACCTAATGTCAAGATATTTTTTTTATAACGGATAGATAGCTGTAGTTAAGGATTGTGGGGTTATGCGTCTCTAGCTTTTCAGAGTACAATCTATTAACCATCTCACTGGTTGTTTCTTTAGGCGGTGTTAGGATGCCTAAATACCCCGCCGGTGAGAATGGTTTGACTAATCTATCATCCCCGAATTCAAGCCTGAAATAGTGCTTTATAAGCTCACTGTTGGTACCCACACACCCAGCTAGGTAGTGAGAGAATACCGAGCGTGTTAAATCATCATTATTACCGTTAAACAAAGCCCCTCTAAGGAATTCTTTATTCGGTAACTTCTTGAACTTAGCGAAAAACTTTTTCTCAAGGTCTCGAATATCCCCTAGCGCTAGGAATATCTTCTCCATCTCTTTTCGAGCGAATCGGTACTCCGCTTTCATTGTCTTAAGATTCTCCGCGTCCAGCCTAATCAAGTCAGGAAAGAATATCATCGCTGGTTCTTTGACTTTGATTGGGAACGGAGTCGCACAATGTGGACAAACAAGAGCGAACACATTAACACGTCGCTCGCAGCTCGGACACAGCTTAGTGGGTAGTTCACCAGGTACCTTATACTTAGGGTGGATATTGAATTTGTCAATAGCGAACACATCATAAATACCCTTTGATATAAAATACTCGATAAATCCGCCACAATCGATAAAATCGAAGGTCTTTTTACCTTCAAATAATCTAGTCCCTCGTCCTATCATCTGGATACCCAAGGCAAGACTTCTAGTGGGGCGAGCCAATAAAACGGATTGGATAGAGGGTGAATCGAAGCCCTCTGTAAGAACCTGTGCGTTAATTAAGACTCGATACTCACCTGTTTCAAACTTCCGGAATATCACATCTCTTTGCTTATCGGTTGTCTCCCCCGTCAAACTACAGGCAGAGATACCCTTAGATTGAAACAAACCCAACATAGTCTCCGTTTGCTCTAACCCAGCACAAAATACGATGGTCTTAGCTTTAGGGTTTACTGAGTACCATTTCTCAAATACATCTATCAAGTAATCTGGAGTACATGCCGCTATCGCATCCTTAACGCTAAAATCACCAGTCGCGGCATCTATTTTAATATTGTCTAAATCAATAGCTGCTGAAGCGTAGGTATAAATCTCTGGGGGTGTTAGATAACCATCATTCATTAACTGACGACCAGTTGGAGTTTGGATTATGTGGTTAAACCATCTACATAATCCCTCTTTCTTATTGTTACGATATGGGGTGCCAGTTAACCCAACTAACTTAATTTTACCTAAAGCCCAGATACTACCGTTGCAGTGATTCATAAGACGCTCGAAGCCAGCGAAACTCGTAGTTAAGTGACACTCATCTACCAGGATAATATCAATGTTGTCGGGAAGTTTTCTAGACTTACTACCAAGTGTTTGAATCATGGCTAATTGCAACGGGTTAGAGTAATCAGATTTAAACCCCGGAGCTATCATGCTCCCAGCCTCACCAGAGACTCTCTTAAACGTCTCATTTATCTGTTTAAGTAGTTTGAGTCGGTGTGCTACAATAATGACCCTCTTGCCTGATTTAATACATAGTTCTGAAATTTTGCTCAAAAGAAGCGATTTACCGCTACCAGTTGGGGCTACGATTAGGACTTTACGGTTATCTTTTAGTGCTTGTAGGGTATCTTTGATAACTTGTTTTTGATATTCTCGGAGTTCCATAAAAATGAACGGTGTGAATGTGTCTGAATCTTAATTGTACTCTAGCCTAGGCAGACCCGCCAGAGTTTATATTAAACAGTTAAATAGACCGACAAATTGCTTATATATATAAAGCAATTTGTCGGTCTATTTGAGCGATCTTGCACCCTAGGCTAGAACCTATAAAGAGAGGATGAAACTATTTGTCTCCCCTCTCAGTTATAGCTATTGAATTTTAGATTGGCAATCAACCCAACCCACGACGTACTGATCTAGTCTGAGCCGCCTCAGTCTCTCTCAGAAGCTGCTGCTCATTCTTTTTAAATGAGCCTATGTCGTTGGCTACTACCGTTACATTACTAGAGTAATAGGTATTGGAGTTAGACTGCATACCACGTCTCACCATAGAACCACCACCAGCCGCACCAGAATAGCCAGCAGTACCTCCGTTTGCATAATTAGATACATTTGCTTGTTTGATGTTGTCCCACTCTCCCTGAGCCTTTAAAGCGCGGAATAGCTGAGCGTCTCCATTCCGAGTAGATAAGATTTGCTCTCCCTTGTGAACGACAATAGGCATAGCACCCTGACCCTCTTTCCGCATGGCCTTACCAATACCCGCTTGGAGAGCCAGCGCGTCGGCCACTCCCGCAGTACCCCCCATCGAGTAGTTGCTGATGACATCAACACCAGCGTGACCACCCATATTAGCCCCGCCGATTAGGCTGCTAGCTAGGCTACCCCAACCACCACCAAAGGCACCTGCAATACCTTTTATAGCAGCGGTCGCCGCCATCTGAGCAGCAACCTGGGCGATGGATTGAGCAAAACCACTTAGAGCACCTTTCAGAACGTCAAAGATTTGAGCGGTTTTGGATAATTTGGTTTCAATCTCATCTTGAATATCATCCCGTTGCTCATCTAGTTGATTTTTGGCGTACTGAAGCTCTTCAGCACTTCCTGTATAACCATCTACCAGAGAGGATAACCTCTCCGCATAATCTGCGTCTAATTTATCCTGCTCTTCTTGCTTGGGTTTATTGGATAAAATAGCTTCCCCTATACCTAAGATGGCTGATTTAATAGCATCCACACCGGCGCTAGACATATTGGCGTAGATATCATTCAAAATACTCGCTTCTTTCTGAGCTTTTCTAAGTAAGTTAGCTTGCGCCTCTAAAGCTATGTTTGTGCGATTTTTTTGAACATCACCACCATACAAATCAGGCTGCATCATGGCATCCTCATCAATTTGAGCAATTTTATTAGCTGTGTCCTGAGCAATCTTCAGTTTTTTCTTAGCTAACTCAAGCTCTCGTTCTTCTCCGGAGCTTAGTCTAGAAGTATCTACAGAATCCAAGAAGCTTTGTTTTTCTCCAGTTAGTGTGTTGTTTTTAGCTAGTAAATCCTTAGCCTTAGCCAATTTAATGGATCTGGCTTCAATTTCATCGGCGTTACTCAATACCTGTTTCTCGGATGTCTCCAAGGAAGCCAGCGAATCTTTAACGGATTTGATATAAGCTTCAAACTCCTGAGCTGTTTTAACGGACGCTAATTGACTCAGTAGGCTGTCCTTTGTCTCAGCATCTAGATTGGAGTTATTCAAGTTGGCTTGAACATTCAGCTTATTATCAGCAGTATTACCGCCTTCTCCTAGCATGTCCACGGTGTTTTTCAAAGCTTTTTGTTGAGCATCAATATCAGCTAGAGTATCGCGTTTCCATCTCTTGGACTCCATTCTAAGTAATTCATAGGGGTTGGCAGCTAAACCAACGGTAGCTAACTTATCGTTAACAGCTAATCCCACCCCTTCAGCAGATCTAACAGCGGCTAAACCAGCCTCTTTTAACTTCCGTTTGATGTCAACTAAGGTTCCTTGGAACTTTTCATCATTGATATCTAATTCCAACTCAACACGTTCCTTTTCCATCCCCTTTTGAGTCTCAAAGGCGACATTCTTTTCTTTATTAAAAGCGGTGATATCGTTTATTTTTTGAGTTAGCCCTTGGTTGCCTTGTACTTTAGTAGCTTGAATACCGCTTAAGAATTCCTGAGCATCTGCGTTTTGTTGAACTTTCAGGTCATACAAAGCTTGAACAATTGCGCCGCTATCTACCTCCTCAGTCACCATAGTTTGAATTTGTGATAAGCGGTTTTTAAGACCAGATATATCCACGTCCACAGGAGCTTGACCGAAGCCTAAAGCTCTGTCGTTGAATTCATTGGTAGAACGCTCCAACCCAGTGACATCACGAACCGCAGCATCTAGTTTATCTTGAAGTTGCATTCCGCTTAACTCGAAGTTAACCTCCAAGTCTTTCATGTCAAAATTATTGTTTTCAATAGCTCTAACAATCTCCATAGAAGCTCTATCAGCTTCGCGATTCAACCCCTCTCTTTGCTCGGTGAAGTCACGAATCTGTCGCTTGTCTGTTTTATTCTCAGAAGCTTGCTGACGTTCAATCGAAGCTGTTTTATCGGAAGCTTTAATATTGATTTTTTCAGAAGCCAGATCAAGTAGTCTGCCCAAACCTAATGTGTCTTCAATACCAGCGGCATTAGCGAAAGCGGTCGCACCATTTAACGCAGTTGTTTTCAGACTAGCTGCGGTACTTCTAATCTCGTCATTCATGCTAGCGATACCCGATTTCAGGTTATCTGCGGCATCTGTTAAGGATTCCCCGAAGCTCCTGAATGAAACACTTAAATTTCTCAAAGATTCCTGCTGCTGTAAACGGAATTCAGTATTGCTATTACTAGCATCAAAAACCTCCTTACTATTTTCAGGAGACATCTTCTGTAAATCTGCAACCAACTGAATCAAGCTCATCTCAGTTTGATTACCTTGCATCTGCTGATTCAGACGAGCGTCATTCAAATCTAATAATGCTTGTTCTAGCTGACGATTAGCTTTGATTAAATCGATGTTGGTCTGACCCAGCTCTTTTTCAAGCTCGGACTTCTTCTCTAGTGACTCCACCATGGAGACAACAGCTTTATCAACTTCACCTAAGGCGCCGCTCTCAATCTGTACTTTGAAGTCGGCTATTTCTCTAGCAGTAGCTTTTTTCCATCCGTTTTTGAATGCTTTATTAATAACTTGTTCCTGGGCTGTTCCCATCGAAGTACTGACAAAGGCATCAATAGAACTAATTTGAGACTCAATCTCTTTGACAGCCCCCTCTTTAACCGCGATATCAATCTCCATGCTCGCTGAGTCAAACCCTGCCATAGTAGTTGTTAGGGATTCTAGCTCTTTGTAAGCCGCCAGAGTCTCCATGACACCCTCTTTTTCAGATACTTTAGTACCCAGGCTGAGTATGGCGTTCATCTCTTTTTGGGCTTTAAGTTGATTGTTGGAGAACCCAGCTACAGCCGCAAATTGAGCAACCATCGATTTAAGAACTTGCTCTTGTTTTACAAGGTTCTGATACTGGGCTCCATAGAGAACAGCTACATCCTCACCGCGAGCTTTAGCATCTGCCTCCAAAACTGCTTTGGATTCTAAGGTAGCTTTGAGTGTGGTGTTGACATCTATTTCACTGCCTAGGTTTTTCTCAACAATATTCTTGATCTCGGCATCAAGATCATTAATGCTTTTGGTAATATTCTTTTTAGCATCTTGACTTAATCCTAAAGCATCGGCATTAGATAGCTTAATTTGAAGCTTCTGTTTTTGGATAACGAGAGGAGAAACTTGCTTTTCAGTAGCTAGCACATTGTCTGGTGTTAGTTTCTTAGCTGCTTTGTTAATAGCATCTTGTTGCTTTTGAATTTGACGGCTGGCTTGACCACGGACTTCAATAGTCTCCTTTTCTGCGAATTTACTGCTTTGTCCGGGAGTAAAGAAGCTAGTTAGACTATCATTCAAGCGAGCTATAGTACCGGTTGCGGCTAATTTAGACCTGTTAGCAACCTTCGGATTAAGCGCTTTTTCCATCTTCTCGCCGATTTTATCAAACTCAGTACCAGCACCCTTGAGATATTTAACAAACTCTACCATCGCTGTCATCGCCAAAGCGATACCAGCTACCCAAGCCGCTGCTGGAAGCGCAGCGGTAAACGCCGCCCCTATTATAGGCACGGTGCTTATAATAACACCAGCGGCGGCGACAAAAGCACCAACCAAGGCAACACCCACTACAGGGACAAGGATTTTTAAGAAGTCACTAGATTGACTAACAATGGCGTTGAAGCTTTGTAAAGCTCCTGTGAAAGGTATAGTAGATGCGGATTGTGCCAGAATACCATCTATGTTGTTTTTAGCGGTCTGTAGTTCGGTATTGAGACTAGGTAGATCGCCACCAGCAACGTTATTCAAAGCCATACCGAACTTAGGCAAGAAGTCACTAGATAACATCTCGCCGCTCTCGACCATTTTCATGAATTGACCGTTGGTCATACCCATGGAATCGGCGGCAATTGTCATAGCCCCAGGTAGTGCCTCTCCTAATTGTTGGCGCAGTTCCTCCATCGAAACCACTCCTTTTGAGCTGATCTGGGAGAGTGCTTCCATTGAGCGTGTCATAGCATCCCCCACAACGCCCCGTTTATTCAAGCCTTCGGTGATAGATTCAAATACTTTATCTGCGTTGGGGACACTACGACTCATAGTCTGAACCATACCAGCGAAATTACTAGCGTAATCTTTGACAGATAAACCAGCTTTGTTAGCTGATGGGCTGAACGTTTTGAAGGGATCTTGACCGCCCATGTTAACAGAGTTCATTTTCTTTTGAACCACTTCCATCTCTAACGCGGTGTTAAAAAGCGCTTTACCAACGCCGAGAATTTGATTCTTTAGAAGAATAAACCCAGTCAGGGTTAACGCTGCGGCTAGTTGTGCTTTAAATTTCAAGGCACCTTTACCAGTGGTATTAAATCCCCTATTTATACCTGTGAAAAATTCACCGATTCCTGGGGAAATACGTAACTTAGCGAGCAGGTCTGTTACTTGATTCTTTAATTCCCCAACGGTTTCTCCAACAGCCTCTCCAGCGTCTCCAGCGCTATTCGCCCCAACAGTAGCTCCAACTACTCTGGAAGCCCTATTTGCATATTTGTTTTTTGGCTTTGTAGGCGCTTGGTAGTTTTCTTGCTCAGATATCAATCTTTCTACTTTATCTAACTCGTTCAAATGCTGCTCTACTCTAGCGGTTGCGGTTAGAATGCGGTTGTCCAATTCCGCCATGGCTGTATCACTAACACCGCCAGTAATACTGACAGAAGCATCCGCCAAGGTGCTTGCCGCTGCCTTAGCTACCTTCCGCATACCATCGGTTGCTCTAATTTGACCTAAGGCAGCGTAATCCAATAAACCCCTGATACCTTTCTTTGCTGCAATTTGACCAGCTAAAATCTCTTCATTGGTTGTGTCAACCACTCTCCCAGCATCAACTTCCCCCGATAATGCGTTATAATCCTTTAGATAATCAGCATAATCATCCCTGGAGTTTTGAGGACGTTTATTTTGAGTGTTAAGCTTGGGAGGGACTGGCGACATAGCCGCCTCTATTTTTAACGCAAGTAATCGAGATGGTTTCCCTTTCTCATCCAAGAATGGCTTATTAAAACCCTTTATCGCATAAGACGCCGCATCCTTCGCAGCGTTAAAGAAGTTTTTATCAGTGCTAACACTTAGGACAAAACCATCTCTAAAGTCTTTAGCCAATCTCTTCATCTTTTTAGACGGAGATGCGGAGTCTTGACCTTTAGCGAATCCTTTGACAGATCTATTTGCGGCTGCCTCAGCACTATCCCAAAAATCAGTAGTAGCATCAATTGTTTGACTAAAACCATCACTAAAATCTTTGGCTAGTTTAGCCCCTTTCTTGCCGGCGTTAATAGCTTCATCAACTACAGTTACCTGTCGAACCTTTCGCATAGGACTATCGGGTGTCCTATGATCCACAATCTCCACGCCAGCCGCGGTTGCTTGATTTTGACGAGATTTTAAAAGATTCAATAACTTCTTGCGAGTTTCTTTAATTAAACGGGTAGCTGTTTTATCACCCTTAGCGTTCTCTAAAGCTTGTTCAGTTTGCTCAATCTGCCCTTTTAATAGAAATACTTGCTTGGAATAACTAGCCTGTAATTGAGCTTGATTAGCCCCTTTAGCTGGCGCTAAAGATTTTAGTTGGGATTTAGTAGCCAAGAAATTCTCCTGAACCGCGCCCGCCAACAAACCTAAGTTTTTAGCAAAACGCTCTCCGTTAGCTCTTGCTTTGGAAGTATCTCCCAGAACATTATCAATTCCATTATTTACGCCCTTGACAGCGGCTACAGTGGGGATAGCAACAGCACCCGCTGTCAACACCCCTGCTGTCCCAACACCAGCAGCAGCCCCAGCAGCAGCCCCCGCGCTGGCGGCAATCGTGGCTCCCGCGCTAGTTAAAGCTCCTGCAATCGTAGCAGCGCCTACGGCACCACTCTCAGCAATCGCCCCTGATATAGCCCCAGAAGCTGATAAAACAGCACTCTCTACAACTCCACCAACCATCCCGCTAATACCAGTAGCGGCTAAATCTATAGCGGGCGCTATAACAGCATGAGCACCCTCTAATAACATGCCACTACCAGGAACAGACGCCGCCACAGCAGCAACCCCCAGAACTTGCGTAATAGTTTTAACCCCTTTAAGTAATGGGAACATAGCCATGGCAGCAGCTTCTGTGCCCGCAGCTAGTTGATAGACATCTTTGGTAGCCTCCAGTAAAGCTCCGCCGACAGCTTTACTCCCAGCTATTACCAGTTGCGCCCCTTTATTATCTCCGTTATAAGGAATTATAGCAGTTTGAAAAGTTAATTTATTCTTAACGCCCTGACCTATACGACTTTTGATAGATTCTTTCTTTTTAATAAGAGCGCTTTCTTTTTCTGCCTCAGCTAACGCAATTTCAGTTTTTGCCTTAAACTCGGCTAACTCTTGTACCATAGCCATCAGGTTATTGTAGACACCGTCCAAGTTTAAACCCAATTCTAAGTCACCAGTGGTAGCGAAGCCGCTCTTGAATTCATTAGCTTTCTTAAGCATCGCTTTTGCGTCATCTTCAAACTGCTTGCCCAAAGTAACCTTGGCCCCTACCTTATCGCTTAGGTTAGGTAGTGCTTTGTTTACCTGTGCATATAGTTGAATAATACCTTGCTTGCCCGCATCTATTAGCTCTGGTGCTTTTTTAGAGATAGCTAGTTTACGATTCTTTTTCTGAATTCTAAGCTGAGATATAAAGGCATCTATTTCTAAAGCAATCTCATTAGCATTAGCTCCCGCCTCTTGATAACTCTTTATTACTTTAGCAACAGCTACCAACTCATCTTTTGTTATAGATGCTTGTTTTATTAATAATTTAGGTGCTTTTGTTCCACTTAAGATATCGGATACCTGTATTTGTCCGAAATTAGTCTGTATGCTATGGGTTAATTCATGGGTCAGGATGCCTGTAACATCGTCAGCTACTTCTCCTAACCCCTTATCCATCTCGTCTTTAAGACTTTTTAAAACGGATAGGGTATTAGTCGAGCTATCATAATTACCTGTACTGCCCTTTTTATTCGATTTCCGATCTAGCGCCGCCTGCGATATATACTCTATATTAGGCAGTTTATCCATATCCTCCACAGTAACGTTTAGTTCCTTAAGGATATCCTGCATCAATTTAGGTAATTTAGCTGAACTCCGCTTGCTCAACACTTTGTGAATCAAGAGAAGCTCTTGTGACAACATTTCGGTTTTTGCTTGCAGCTTAACATAACCGCTGCTGTTAAGCGCAGATATTTGTTGCGTAACAGCTTCTTCAGCTTTCTTTAGTTCCGCTCTATTAGTCTTTAAATTTTTCTCAATTTTAGCTATGCCGACATTTGCTGCTTTATATTTTTTTTCTATAGCTCTTTTGGCATCTGGGTCTTGTTCCTCATAGAAAGCATTCTTCAATGTATTTGCTTTGCTTTTTCGGGCAGCTAATTTGTCCTCACCTCTAGCAACCTTGCTTTCTAGGCTAGCAATCTGAGTCTTGCCTGTATCAATAGACTCTAGAGCCGATTCATCTAGCTTCAAAGCGGCTAATTCTTTCTTAGCTTGATCGTAAGCTTTACTTAACTCATCCCTAGACTTCATCAGTCCGTTAGAGCTCGCTTCATCTAAAGCTACCACGGACTGGTCAAATAATTGTACCGTAGCTTGTTTCCTAGCTTCTGCGTTGGCTCTATCAGACTCAGCATCTCTTAATGTTGTTTTCTTGTTATCATATTTCTTAACTATCGCGGATTGCTCTATCTTGAATAATGCCTGTTTTCTTTGAGTCTCTGCTTGATTTAATCTGGCAACATTAGCTGTCTCCTCAGCTAATAACTTCTCAGCGTCTTTATATTTCTTTTTAAACAGTAGCTTCTCTTCTCGGCTAGTGTCTCCAGTCATTACAGTACTAGCATCTTTTCGCAAATCGTTAAACTCATTTTGAGCTAAATCTTTTTGCAATTTAGCCCTGATTAGGGCTTCCTGCGCTGGGACACCATCTTTAATTAAAGCGGATCTTTGTTGTAGTTTATCTTTCAGTTCGGGGCTTTTCTCCATAGCCGATAAACTACGTTTTAAACCGCCTATAATAATACCAAAATCTTTGATTTGTTGATCAACTATCTCAATATCTTTACCAGTTGCTATGACAGATCTAACACTTTTATTTCCCCCGACTTCTGATTTTTGAGCACGTTGTAGTGTGAGTGTTTCTGCTTCAAATAACCCAAATGACTCCGAGATAGCCCTAGCAATCTCATCTGCGATTCTAGTAGCACCCTCTTTTGCCCCAAACATCATCGCCTCCGACACGGTAGCTGTTAGAGGGTCTCGGACTGTTTTAAGCGAGGCTGCTAGGTCAACACTAACTATATCAGCAAATGTTTCAAATTGCTTTTGTAGCCCTTTGAATGCCGACTCTGTGATGCTATCAGTTAGCTTCCCAACGGAGTTAAAAACAGGGTCAATGGTTCTGGATGTTAAAGATGCCTTTAGCTGATTAAAAATATTAGTAGATGCGGTTGCTTTAACAGTCCCTGATATTTGATTACCTATACTTTGTATAGCTTGCTTTTGGCTCTTTTCTAAAGCCCCCAAGGCAGATCTTGTAGCAGACCCTTCTTTGATTATATTAGGGTCATTGGATCTACTGACATTGACAACCGTTTTGTTATTATTTATAGACGACGCTGTAGGCACCCTACCAGTTACAACACTACGATCCCCCGCCATAGGCACACTCCCTTTGACCTTAAGAGCATTCTCTATGGTTCTACCAGCCCTAATAGCTCTAGATTCAGCACGCTTAAGAGCAGAATCAAATGAGTCAAAATTAGCGGAAAACTCTAACATTACTTGAGTTAAATTATCAGACATAGTAGATACCTGTAGGGATAGTGTGTATCTACTAATTTTATCTACAACTTAGTGCAGGTGTGATATCCTCTCCAGATCAACATAGCGACCTTGCCCAAACACTCTCCAAAGTCTTCCCAATCAACTACATCTGGTGTTAAAGCCGCTAATTCAGCTAGCTCATAATAATGATCGCTACTTTTGACAAAACATAATCCGTTTATATACGCCATCTCAAACTTTTGCTTGCGGTAACTCGATGTGGTTACAAAATTGAACTTACCTGGATCTTCTATTGGGGTAAACATTATATTTGTTAATTACTAACTCGGTCTCTAGGGCTCCAAAACAATCAGGCTAAACGAAGCTCTCTTCTTAAGATTTGAGAGTCGGTGTATTGGACATTCGCATAATCAAAATCAACAATCATTGAGTGCAACTCAACACGAGCACTCCAAGCCTCTGCGCTGGAATCAGCATCTAGTTTAAGAATTTTATTGATCATGTTATTTAGACCTGTAATTGATTGAGGGATAGCTGCTTCGATTCTTAGTTTGTTTAGGTTGTTTTCAATACTTTGTACTAGTGTCATTTTTGTTCTTCGTTTGTTTGCTTTCTATATATCTAAGATAACAACAAAAAAGTTCGATACCCTCAGTGAAGATACCGAACTTTAATTTTATTTTCTTGAATGATATTGAAGTTCTTTGAGGATAGGCTCTACAACGAATCGCACAAAGGCTGGGGCAGACTTATTGATATAACGGATGAGATAAGCCGCTGTTTTAGCTGTAACATCTACCGTTGTATCCTGGGCGTTATCGAACCATGTTTGCCTGAATGGTAAATAATCAGGAACTTCGGATTTAGAATCTTTTCCGGCGTTTACTTGCTCAGTAAGAAGGGCTAATTTAGCAACAGAAAGCTGAGATAGATTATGCTCCTGTTGCTTAGCTGACAGAGCCTGCCCTATCAGGAAACTGGGTACTCGTCCGAATAATTGGTAATTAAAGCGAGACTCGTACCCTTGAAGAGACCAGTAAACTTTAGCCCAGTCTCTCCTACCGATTACTTCCCCTCAACAGCCCCCTCGTCTTCATCCGCATCCTCATCAGGCTCTAAATCAGCTCCCTTGCGAGCTTCCTTAAAGATCAGGGCTTTGATCTCATCGATAACAGCAAGAGGCATGGTAGCCGTTTTAGCTAGTGTCCAGTTGACATCATGACGAGTCATCAAGAAGAACGTAACCATCATCATATCAGATGTGAAGTTACGATTGATGAGTTTATACATCTCACCTACTTTGGTGATAGCGTCAGCCCAGGTAGTCTGAAACTCTTCTAGTTGGGCTAGTTTAACATTATACTCAGCTAAATCGAAGGCTCTCGATTCATCTGTCCCGTTTTCATCTTCTACATAGTCAGGCAAGCCAAACATTAAATAATTCAACAGATCATCTTTAGTCTCAGTGGGCATAAGCATCGCTAAAGAGTTGGTCAGTTGATTGACTGCAATTTTAAAGTCTCTGCGAATAAGGTTCAATTGGTTTTGCATTAACTCCAAAAACCAACTCTCAGCTACTGTTAAATCATTTAAAACAGAGATACGCTTGTCTGCAATGGTTACAAAATTTTCAGACTCCACTGCGATAAACTCGAAATCGATGTCGAAAGGCAGATTGTCTGCCTGTGCTTTTTCTGCTAGAAATTTCTTGAAATTCAGTTGTGACATATTATTTACTTGGATTTAAGAATGGGTTTTTTATCGATATGCTTGCGACCTACGACTCGTAGTGTCACCATGTTGAAAGCTGCTGGTTGGTCGTTATTCAGACACACACCAGGGAGTTCTAAGGTATAGATGTATTTTCCCTCGAATGTTGCTCTTGCGGTACTAACATACTCATCTACTGCGACAACTTCCGCAATTACGTAACCGTCGAAACCTTCGGTGATTCCGAATAACTCGATACGTCCTGTAGAATCTATTAAATGTTTTTCATTCATTTTTTTGGTTTACTAACGTGGGTTCTACACTAAGCTTCTCGTTTCCTTCCCCCGCATGGGGTTTAGCCAGAGGCGGGCGGTATAATTGGCTCGTAGGTCGGCTTTCAGTAATCCTTGGGGTTGCTAATCCTGTAATCTACTTTCCACATCTCTAATATACCAGGTCTGAGAAATAAATGCAAGCTTTTTTTAAAAGAATTTTTAACGGTGTGAATGCCTGGTTTGGGCTAGTTATTATAGGATATAATAACTAGTTAAATAAACCCCAAAATTGCTTTATATATATAAGCGATTTTGAGGGCAATTTAAGCGATCTTGTACCTTAAGCTAGAGCCTAGTAGTAAAGTTAGTTGAAATAGTAAAACCTATGTCTCGTAACAAAGCCAAGACCCAAAACAAATCACATACTGAATTAGTTCGTTTGTTTGCTAAAACCGAGAATCAACAGCGCCTTATAGACAGCATTGCTAAATATCCTATTACTCTTTGTCAGGGGGCGGCTGGGGTAGGTAAGACTTTAATAGCCTTACATGAAGCTTATTGGTTGTTTGATAAAGGCAAAATATCAAAAATATTGTATGTTAAGCCTATTGTAGATTTTTCAGAGCAAAAGAGCTTAGGCTTTCTTCCTGGTACTATAGATGAAAAAGTCGCCCCCCTACTTTACCCCGTTATCGACAATCTTTCGGTTTTTATGTCAGACGCAAAGGCGAAATATGTTATCGATAAAAAAATAATTGAATTTGTACCTTTAGAGTTTTTACGGGGACGATCCTTGCGAGACACAGTTGTTATTGGGGATGAATTCCAAAACGCAAACCCGCATTGTTTTTTGACTTTAATATCTCGAATAGAAGAAAGCTCTAAAGCTATCTTGCTTGGAGATAGTTGTCAAAAAGATGCGGGTTCTGTAGATGGCTTGCAGGATGCTTTTAAAAGATTAGCAAATTGCCCTTATGTTGGGCGTGTTAACTTTACTTCCGATGATATAACACGCTCCTCTTTTCTAAAGGATGTTATACGTCGATATAGTTATCATTAAAAGCCTTGTGTGCGTAGGGGGCTTTTTCCCCTACGATTTTATCTAACACATCCGCATAAGCCACTATTTCATATTGAGCCCCCTTGCCTTTTCTAAGAGCGATAAAATGCAAGAGACCTTGCAGGCTAACTGTCCACACAAACGTAGTATAAATAGCTGGGGGTAGGATGTTACGCGCCTGTTCCCTACAAACGCCTGATTTCACCATATCCGTGTAGCAGCTATGAGCAAAATAACATGCGGTTGTATAATGAATAAGGTGGTCATTGAGAACGTTGCTAACAACGGAAGCTTGCCTATTATCGATTGCTTGTGCCCTTAAATCACTGGGGATGTAAAACTCAGCGTCTTCACTCAAATCCGTATATCGAAAACTTTTTTCGTTCCAGCTATCTTGAGATTCAGTAAAGCTACTAGCAACGGTATGTTTAAACCATTGCCGACAGACAAACAAAGGTGCTTTTACCTTAAACTTAAAAACGGTAGAGCGTAAGGGGGAATAATGTTTATGTTTAATTAAATAGTTAATTAACTTAATATCTTTTTCAGTTAAGTTAATAGATTCTCTATCAAATGAAGTTCGGGCATCGTTGACAATTGCCAGATCACCTCCCATAAAATCTACAAGCTTAATATATGACTTACCATCATCCAAGGGATCATAAAACATTTTAATTTCCTCCAGTAGAACCAAATCCGTTTAAACCCCGCACAGTGTCTTGTAAGACATCTACAACCGTTACAGTCTCAAGACTAATAGGGCAAATTAAAAGTTGGGCAATTCTATCGCCTATGTTAACTACTTGCGTTATGTTACTAAGATTTCGCAGAACAACCTGAACATCCCCCCTGTAATCAGAGTCAATTACTCCTATTCCGTTATGTACTACAAGACCTTTTTTTGTAGCTAAACCGCTTCGGCTGGCTATCTGCCCGTAGTAACCTAAAGGCACTGATATAGCGATATTAGTGGGTACGCACGCCCATTTACTTGGGCGTATAATAGTTCTAACAGCCGCATATAAATCTAACCCAGCGTCGGTTGCGTGTGCTCGTGTTGGTGCTGTTGCGTTTGTGCTTAATAACTTAATTTTCATGAATAGATAGCTAAGGATGTGTTGTTTGTTTCAAAAAAGGCTGGCATCACACTACGTTTGGTAGCTGATAACCCTTCGGCTTTTCCATTATTATATAATGAATAGCTAGTTTTCTGCCAGAAGTTTTTATCTAAATATTTATTCTCATTTGAGGTCAAGTCTTGTACCAACCAGTCTATAATGTTTTCTCTTAGTTTATTCAAGGCAGTCCCACGACGATAGTTCAGATCAAGACAGAGTTGTACATTGGTACTGACGTGTATATTTTCGTCCAATGAAATATCATTTGCGGTGGTTCTCATAGCAGAGCCACCGAGAAATCTAAACATCGGAAGAATAACGAAAAAAATCGAAGATTCTAAAACTGCTGTCACTTGCAAGGGGGAGTACAAATCACCGAGCCTTGTAGCTTCTTTAATAAAACCTTGGACTTCCATGTCAAGTTCGGCAGGTACAGGAAATACGGATCTAATATTATTTAAGGCAATATCATGTCTAACCTCGTCTTGAATGTTCGCTGACAACAATTCCTGGATGGTTGGGTCAAATATTCTTTTTGAAAGTTCCTCTGATACCCACTCACCTACCGGTAGTTCGAGCAAAGACAGCGCGAGGGCGCGTTGTAACAACTTCTTAGAACCAGCTTGTATTATCTGCTGCTCAGTAGGTTTGATCGGTTGCCAATCCCGTTTTTTATTGATTAATTGTCTGTAAAAAGTTGTATCCATCTAACCCCCACAAGCCTCACAATAAGAGTCAGCAGCGGAACACGCTAACATAACCTGGCTTTTATCTAAAGCATCCTGGTTTACTGTTAGTCTGTAATAAGTTGTTTTAAGTGCGCTGGGCATAAATTCCTCAACAATCCATTTGTCAGTAATCTTGATATCGTTCCACAAATTAGCTGAAATAGAGTGTCCTAATCCAGTTTTATCCATCATTGTTTGATAGGCGTTAAGTAGCCGCCATTGGGTGTCCCAGCCTACATTTTTAGCAATCTCTGTTTTTGGATGAAATTCATAAGTTTCAACACCAAATAACTCGCTATCACGATCCACAAAATAATTCAACGGAGGTGATATTTCAGCGCTAGATGTAAAACCATCTGAATCAGTATAACGACGATGACAGTTGGCGGTCGGTGCTACAACAAAAGCTCTTTCCATTCCGTTAGCTGTCGCAACTTCAGCAGCAGACTGATAGGCTTTATTCAACCAGTAAGCAACAGACGTTGTGTCTTCAGTAAACCCGGCGTTAATAGCCTCTAAATCGACCACAAACTGCGAATAGGTTGTCTTGTGTATGGCTAGTAAGTTAGCCAATCCGATAACGCCAAGACCGACTTGCTTATCTTCACTTGGGGATAAATATTGTTTGTCACCTATTCCAGTGTTAGCGTGTAAGTCACACAGCCACTGCATATTAGCCATAAAAACTAAAGGAAGCTCTGTTAAATCAGAACATTCACCCAGATTTACATGAGACAATAGACAAGTGCCTCGACTAGGGAGTAGTACCTCCAGGCAAACATTTGAATATATTCTGTTACCTTTTTTATCATACTGCTTTTTGGCTAACCAAACGCTACCTTCATTTACTTTTTGGGCGATTAATGGGAGCAGAGGGTTGTTTTTAACAGTTTCATCTACGTAAATAGCTTTTTTAGCCCAGGGTAAAAAATCAGGGGAAGCGTTTAAGAAATCTTGACAGTCTGGGTGATCATGATCTAAGAATAGAGTAACGGCACCGTTTTTAAAAGTACCTCCTCTGCGCAAAAGCTGGTTTAGTTCCGAATACATTTTTGCAAACGAAACGGCACCGCTGCTAACTAAGCCATCAGAGTTTTGAATGTTAATTGGTCTTATCTTACTAAGATCAATAGCTACGCCAGCCGCATTTCTTAATCCGTGAGATACGAAGATCCAACTCTCTTCAATACCATCTTTACCCTCCATGCTATCCTCTACTGAAAATACAGTGCAACTTGCGGGTAATTTTTTGGTTGGGTTTTTGAGCCAGCTTTTAACACGTCCAACGACGGCTGCCTTGTTTGGTATATTTTGAATATTCATTATTTAATTTAAAGTTGTAGGAGAATCAAAATCGGTAAATTCATGAGAGGAGATAATAACATCCTCAGAGTCTCCGTCGAGCTTATTTAAGGCATCCACGGCGGCAAGATCTATTAGTGCTTGGCGAAGATTGGCATAATCTGGTCTCGTGTCGGCAACATAGCGAATGGCATTTGCCATCCGTTCCGCCATATCTAAATTATTCATTTGGAATGCTGTTATTTTTACTAATATTATTCTCAGCCTCTAGTTTCACAGTTCCGTTTGTTATTGCCTCGGTCTCAGCTTTTAGTTTATCTATCTGCGCCTGAACAAAAGCATCCGTGGGGTAAGTCGGTTTAAATTTTAAATTATATTCAGGTAATCCAAGTTCTTGCGTAATCAAGTCAAAAATGACCGAATAAGCCGGAGCTACCTTAGTAGATTGATATCTAGCTATAATGTTGTTTAAGATGGCTAAATCAGCCTTTGTACCGTCGCTAAGACTACCTTGTGAGTGCATGCTGAGAACGATGGATTTCGGTAACCCCGTTTGAGCTACGAACCAGTCAATATTCTTCTCAATAATATTATCAAGACCCCCATAATTCCGAGTAATAACAGTAGCATCCTCTTTATCCTTATCACTGAGTAAACCTCCCATATTTTTAATACCTTCCATCAGTTTATCTAGCCGTTGGCTAAATAAACTAGCCCCTTTTGTCACAATCTTTTGAGTTAATCCCGATATAGCCAAATGAAAGAATGAATGTTGTGCGATCATCTCAGCTACATTGCAGAATGTTTGCTCTAGTCTCATGTACTCATCTAATAACGGGGCTAATAAGGAGTCATCATGGATAAATGAATCTCTGTTGTACCCAGGTACTTTCGTTCCGTGGAGTTTAATCACCCTGGTCTTGTGGAGAACTCTCGATAAGGATAGCTGCTCAGCTTCGTTGCCGAACAATGAATACGTCCCCATCATTGTGTTGGGCGACACCTCATCTATGTGTTTTAACGCCAACCACTTTAGCTTCCCAGGCTGTAATTCTTTTGACGTATCTTCTTGCCCCTCCATGCCTATGATGACATAACAATTCCCCTCTAAATCGGCGGTTAGAAAGGCCGTCTGCCAAAAAGATTGCCAGTTAAAAGTCTCTAAGGGTCTGCCAATATATTGCACATCTCTTAACCGTTTAATGACTTTTAACTCGTTGACATCCTCTTCACCAACATCCCCGAATAGACTAGGGAAGTAACGAGTAGCTTCGGATGAAAATAAGTCAATATAGTTTCTAAGGATGGCGTAACGCCTATAAGCCTCCACAAACTCAGATCGTTTGTAATTTAATGTTCCTGAACCTATTGAGTTCGGTTTATAGGAATAATCTAGATATGCATCCATTCTAGATTTGGTCTGTTCACTGGGTTTGTTAGGCATTTTGTTTTGAGTAGCTTATTAATAAGCTAATTATAAATATTGACACTTTGTTGAATATTTCGTAAGATAATAAGCACAGGGACAAACTCTTTATAACCCTAAAACAAAATGACTAATCCATATCTCAAAGTCTCGGTATCCGATTTCCGCTATGCCTTATCTTTAATCCCAACTCCCTTAGCCTCACAATCTGGTAATGTGGCTGGTTACAGATTAATATCCAAAGATAAAGGACTTACTATTATGTCTTACAATTTAACAGCTTCTGGAAGTGCTTATGTCCAGGATGTGGATGGAACGGAGTTTGATATTGTTATCCCAGCTTCTTTGGTTAAAGTACTCACATTCGGAAGTAAAGACTTGCATCTAGAAATTGTCGGGAATCAACTAATCAACAAAAATAATAAAAACAAAATAGCCCTAATTAATACTGAAGATTGGTTAGAGGATATTGAGGTTACTGGGGATTCGGCCTACTTAGGTGATTTAGTAGACTCCCTAAAAATCGCGGCTGCCCTTGCTTGTACTGAACGTGAAGTTCTTAAGAGAATTAAGATCTCCCCTAACTCCTTGACAACGACTAACGGGCATGTGGCTTTTACTCTTGAGATCCCTACAGAGGCGCTCAGAGATGAATATTTGCCCGTTGCGGCTGTTCCTTATCTGAGCAAGCAGTGTGAAGCTATGTTTGGTGAGGATGGGAATATTAAAATCACAACCACGGACAGTGATGTAGTTGTCTTCGGTACCAACGCTGGCAACTACCCGCCTGTTGAGTCTCTGTTCCCCAAATCATTTAAGTTTACGGCTCAGATTGATACCACTAAAGCTTTAGCTATTTTGGCTCTTATTAAGGGGGTGGATGCTAATTCAGCAATAGATATCATTAACCAAGACAACAGGCTTTGTATCACATTCTCGAATGGTGTTGTTGATGTTTTAGAGGATGTCGGAGTAGAAGATTTAACGGGATGGGAAACGATCTCATTCTCTACCAAGTATTTAGCGCAGGCGTTAGCCGGTAGCGAGATCAAAACACTCAAACAAAATTCACCGACATCACCAGCTATCTTTGAATCCGAAGGTACTAAAATCTTGATCATGCCGATCATGAAAAGATAAACCAAAAAGTTCAGTAATTACCCCGATAGATTCGGGGTTTTTTATTGCCATAATAAGGGAATAGAAAACAAACAACGGAGAGGATGTCAAAAGTACCTTAGGTGATCCAGCGCAATCAAACAATTAAAGATGTCATCCACCTGCTTGGTATAGAACCAAGTCAAGATAGACTTTAGATAAAAAATACCCCTCTTAAAATCTAATTTAAGAGGGGTATTTTTGTAAGAAGGTACCAGTTTTAGCAAAAAGCACATTAAGCCTAGACCACTGAGGTCGTTAGCGCCGCATAGCGACGTTGTTCGGTACTTAATGTGCTTTCTTAAAATCAGTATAGCACAGTTAATGACTCCACCAACCAAAGATTCGGTACCAAATCTTGGAGTTTTAAAGGGCTGTAGGGATATCAGCAAATTGCATAGCTTCAGGTTCATGAACGATAAGCTCAGAACAGCCAACATAAGCAGCTACTTTGAAGTTCATTGAACGTCTTTCTGGTTCTAGGTAGTTAGGTGCGAATCTAGCATAGCTAAGAACTTCGGAATCTTGTGGCATACAAACGATACGATCAAGGTTGCTACCAGCGGCTTTAACACCTTTAGCTTCTAAAATAGACGCTTTCGATTCGTTAACACCGATGATACCTTTAAGAGTACCACCAGCTTGAGTCCCAAAGATGTCCATAATAGCGTCATAAGCAGTCTTACCAGAATCGTTAGATTGGTAGGTAGTTTTTAGCTTAAGAGTGTGTTTGTAGCTAGTCATTACATAGCTAATGCCAGCGGATAGTTGGTTACGGTCTTGAACACCTCCTAAAAGGTTAACGAAGAAGTCGATGTGTTGCACCCAAGTAGCGGTGTTAGGGTTATAACTAGTCGCACTCAAGGGAACACCGTTAAGGTTGTATAGACCTTGACTACCACGTTTCTTGTCACCAAAAAGAAGCAGGTCGTTTACACGTTGACGTAAGCCACGATCAACAGCTTTGATTCTTTGAGTCTGAAGACTACGCCCCGCTTTGGCTTCCCGAGCCAATTCGAGAATTGAGTAATGATAAGCAAGAGCAAAGTGATGAACTTTAAATTGTGCTTCGGCGATGGAAACGGATACAGTAGGAATATCATCGGTCAAGTCACTAATTTCTTGAGCACGTCCTACAGATTCCATTACTTCTTCAGTGATGGCTGTGGTGCCTTCTTCTAGGACTGAAGGAGCTGGTAAATACATACCGTTTTCAGCCCAAAGGTTAGCGTATTGTTGTTCCCAGATTTTAGGTAACTTTTGTTCTAACTCACGAGAGAAGAAATTAGCTGCCTGGTTAATTGTGTGGGCGTCGAGTCTTTGCATAGTTAATTTAATTCTCCGTTTGTTATACTAATAAAGTGGAAGGTAAGTCCAGTTCAATACGGACTAAACCACCAGCAAGTGCTGTATCAAGTACTCTGTATTGATCAGTTGTCAAGTTAATTTTTACTCCAGTTAAGGTGGTCTGATTACCAATCTTACCTTGGTTGGCGGGAGTAGCGGGGTCAGCAGCGATAGCTACCAAATCACCACGTTGAATAGCTGTGATAGTTTCTACCCAGTAAATGCCTTTGTAGGCATAAAACATGGGTTGTTTGGGAGGAATACCGCCGTTGCCGTAGTGTTGGTTTTCCCACAATCCTTGAATTGGCGCAAAACCGACAACAACGTCAGTAGCTGCGGAAGGTAATGTAAGCAATCCAGGTAAGCCAGTTGCCACAGCGGCAGGGGATAAATCTTCAGTTACAAATCTACCGTAAGGGAGGTAGGTTGTGCCGTAGTTAACACACTCATCCTGTGTGTTGTGACCGTGGGTATAGTCTTGATAACTAGCTCTTTGTCCGGGGAAGGCTAAGGCTGGTTCATATTGTCTGCGTCCGATTGGCATATTTTTAAGTCCTTTGTATTAATATTATTGATTAGCGTTTTTACGAATACGTGCCATGTAAGCTTCCTGAGCAGTGCTTAGACCATCCAACTTAGGTGCGGCGTTAACCACGTCATCTAAAACAGGATCAGCGGGAGCTGCGTCAATTTTAACAGCGGTTACACTATCGCGGATATCCCATAAAGTGTTGACATAAACATCATCACTAGCATCGATTTTCTCAGCTAAGTTGGGAAATAGAGCCTTGACCGCCTCTTTTTTGATGTCGTCTTGAGTCATAGAAGCATCGATAGCGTCTAATTTCAAGATAGGCTGAGCAATAGCCCATAAAGCTAAACGAGCTGTAACCTCAGCTTGAGTAGCTGCGGCGGCGTCCAATTTAACTTGAACCAACTCAGCTTGCAAGCTTTCGATTTGAGCAGATTGTGCATCCAATCGAGCTTCATCTGCACTATCTTTTTTACCTTTAGTGTTGGCTACGGAGCCAGCGTTCTTGGCTTTTTCTTTAGCTTCCTGAAGCTTGGCAAACCAACCTTTGGCATCCTCTACCGTGTAGGTTTTCCCATCCATTTCAAATGTGTCACACATCTTGTCGTCTTTTTCGCCGCCAAGGTTGCCACCTTCGTTAAGTTCAGACTTGGAGTCTTCAGTCATTTCCAATTCTTTTTCTTTATCCATATCTTTAATAGGTTCACAACTACCCGATTCGCCCTTCTTAGTCCCAGGCACCCGTTTGTACCCTTCCCAGCAAGCGTCTTCTGTTGTATCGTTATTTGTATTGTTATCACTAATATTAGAATCTAGTCTAGATTTAACACTAGATTGACTATCAAAAAACTTAGCACCGCGCCCAGCCCTTGCTAGTGGCACTAAGGCTACATGATTACCAAAGATGTCTCTCTGCTCGCAGGTATAATCGTATTTATCCCCTGGGTTACCACAGATACCCTTGTCGTCAACCCAGGTGCCCTTAGAATCTACAACATCACACTCGTAACCACAACTTAATTCGGAGTGAGTCGTCATAGCCACGCGAATGGCTTCACTATCAAAGATTGCTATGTCACACACTACCCAGCCGTTATCCATACGAACATTAGATGTTAAACCCTTGACCAACTGATCCTTATTATCTTGAGTCACCATAGCAGTATGGTCAATAATAATAGCTAGCTGGTTAAATGAATCTAGAGATGCTTTGACCTGTTCTTCAGAACGGTACTCATAATAAGGCTGGCCCAACTCATCGACATATTCCATGATACCGATTCGAGCAATTCTAGCTTTGACTCTAAGGATGCCGTCCGCCCCAACTAAAGCACCATCTAATTTGACTGAAAATTTTCTTAACATAATATTTCTTATTTCTACTAAACTTACTACAAATCTCTATTGGCTGATGTCAAAACGGCTATCCCAGGGAACCAATTCGGGGCACTAGATCCTCGTCCGAAGCCTACCAAGAATCCCCCAAAGCGTTCAAAATTGTTATAATCAATACAAGCTTGCTTAGTTCTCTGACACTCCGCTTTGACAGTTACAGTATCTCCCGCTAATGCTGGGGTTATAAGTGTGTTAGGTATTCTAATAGTCCCAGTAGAGCTGCTATCAAGTATTCGTAAAACCAGACCACTATTACCACCAGAGGTGAAGGTAACCAATCCGTCAATAAACTCAGGGAAGAGATCAACCTGAGATCCGCTTAAATCTAAGTTGATGGAATTGTTTATAGATAGCGCCGTTGAGACTACTGTCATATTTCTTACCCAGCCATTGGCGATTAAGTCCAAACCACAATTAGCGCCACCGAACTCAAAAGAGCATGTCGGGGAAGCTGAGTACGTCAACCCCTTATTCAGTCGTTCGGTAGTGCTAAGAAGCTCGAATGTCAAAAGAGTATCGGTCTGAGTAATCTCCCCCACTCTCCCCGTTAAAATAACCGTGCCATCAAAAATACTAGTGGCTGTGAGAAAATTAAGCATACTCAAGGTAGCTGTAGTATCTTCTAATTGCCCTGATAGGAATATCGCTGGTGTTATTTGAGTGTTGTTAGTTAGAACGGATATCGAGACGTTATCTATCTCAGCACCTAGCTTGCGACTGGAGGCATCGGAATCAATAGCGGCGGCGGCGAAATAGATATCACCCCCTATAACGGTATCAACATCTAGGCTAGTTAGACCATAATGTTGTCCCGCTTTGGTTGTTATTTTTAAGAAATAAGCATTGAGTAAAACTGCCATATTAAGCTCCTTTGTTAACCGCTTTGTTGATTACTTGATTGGTGAGGGATAGAGAGTCTGTATTGAATCTATGCCGACTTGCTTGGTAGTCAAAATCCAATAACCGACCTTTGCAGGCAACAAACATTGCTAATAGATTGTCCTTTTCATCACAGATTAGCCGATCTCCGTCTAACATTATCTCAGACTTGTTTTCCGACATCCGTGATGTCGCTAATGTCCTTCTATTCTCTAAGGACTCGCGATAAACACCTACGCTAAAATCCTCATCATAAGTCGGTTGAAAACCTAAGTTGAAGGTAGCGGCAACGGGGTTGAAATCAGCCTGTGTGTAGATTCTTTGACTTGGCTTGGGTTTCTCAATCAACCTAATACCAGATATAGTGGTTACATTTGAACTCTTTCTCGATATCTTCAGGATATCACTATCAAAATAGTACTCATTATAGAATTCCCCTGTTATAAAAACCTGATCAGTCAATAAAGCTCCTGGGATATACAGCAGTCCGTTTACCATGGAGGCGTTATTTACAACACCTTGGCTGGTAGTCCCGACAACCGTATTGTTGAAATCTACGAAAAATATACTTTTGTATCCCGCGACACTTCCGAATTTATATGACTTGATTAGGATGCGATATTCGGGAGCACCTGTATTCAGAACTAGTGTGTCGATGGTTGTGGTGACCCCTACCTGCCTACCAACATCGGATATAGTATAATCCAACGGATTCTTAAATAGAAATGTATTTAGGCTTCCTTTGGCTTGTGTTGCAAAAAATGTTTTAAAATCCTCTAAATCAGTTGTTTGTTGACAGTCCTTATATTTCAAATCAGAAAAACTTAGCTCTGTTAAATATTCTAGATTAGTAGGCATGCGCTGCTCAGCTCCGTTTGCCGTCTCAATGATTTTGGTATTAAACATAAAGTTAGCCGTTACCTGAGGCTCGACATGCAGGGGCATTTTAGCTGATATAAAAGATGAATATTGGGGCATAAGATTAGTTAAAAGTCTAAACTAAATTTATGATAGATGAGTTAAAGACGTGGTTGGGTACTCCTTATTTTTTCAGAGGAAAAATGAAGGGTACGGGGGTAGATTGCTTGCAATTCACCTTTATTATTTTTGATTTAGTTGGCGTGAGGTACTCTAAACCAACTAGCTACGAGAGAACACCCAAGGGTTCTGAATTCTTTGCTTGGATCAAACAGCATACTAACCTGACTCAGAAAGAAACTCTAACTATCACGCCTGGGGATTTTGTAGTTGTTAATTTATTAAAGGACCGTCCCTTTCATATGATATATTGTATGGATAAGGATTTCTGCATACACGCCAGTGTGAGGCACGGTGTCTGCTTAATCCCAGTGTCACAAGTAACTAATATCAACTCAATTTGGAGATTATTATGAGTCGCACCTATAAAAATCGAAAGTGTCTGCCAGAATATGCGCAACGTATGTGGAAAGATTCTGGGCACCAGGGCAGAAAGAATGCTTTTCTTGCGGTAGATTCATCTGAATATGATAGTGAAAGCGATTGGAGCTATCGCCCGTTAAGCCGACACACAGCGCTAAGGAGTCATAGTACTAGTTCCTGGGATGATGTCATGACCAGCTTTTATATTGATAAAATCAACTGGAAATACAACTTAAATAAAAGATAATTGGCAGTTCCTTCAGGATCTGTTAGAACTATATAAAGATAAACACCGTACCATCTCTTTTATTTATGGAAATATCACAAAAAACAAAAGATGCATGTCTTGCTATATGCACAGGTATATATACTGAAGAGAGTTTCATGTCTGTCCAACTTGAGTTGGCTGAGCTTTTTGGTTCTAGCGCCGCACGGGCGTATTGCCTAGTATTGATCTCTTGCAGAGTGATAACTAGAGCGCCTAATTTAAAATATGTAGACCTGGATGATATAGACGTCTGGTACAAAGCCAAAAACATCTTAATTAGATACCTAGCGCAGTATCCTGAGAACGCCTCCAAGGACTGCCCAGTTTATCTGGCTATGGTAAAAGCCCGCAATAGTGTTACCCTTATATAAGCTAAAGAAATGAACGATCTGCAACAAATAATCCACTTAGCGGAGCGAGGTCGCTTCGATCATCTTTTTAAATCAGGCACATTAGAACTTCCTAAGAACCCCAGAAGTCAAGAAGCTGGTAGGCTATACGACTTCATCAACTTCAAGAACGGCTTATATGCTCCTGTTTATAACATATTCGAGACTTTTCAAGATTCCTTAGTGTCGGATATCCCGATCCCCTTGGGAGAGATAGCTGTCCGCTTAGTTCGTTACAACACCAGAGAGCCTTTCTATCCTCACGTCGATGTCAGCTATAAGTCCAGAGCAATAGCCGCTGCTAATAATGCCAATGACATAATCCCCTTAGATTCCGTTATTTACGGAAGGCAAGCTAAAGAACTGAGCGATAAACACCCCAAATTCCATCACTTTAACAAAAATGGTATGAAGTATTACTTAGGGATATTCGCTAGCGCTAGAGGCGCTTTAAAGCTAAGCTGCGGGCTTACTATCGATGAGTACATGCAGCAGCAATATTACTACTCAAATACTTTTTAGTTGACAACTAAATAAACCTAAGTTATAACTGAGGGATAGAGAGTAAATCTTTATCCCTCTCTTTTTTGATGAAATGTCAAATTCAAACACAATCAAAGCAATCCGCGCGATCATCACGCTGGGTGATATTCACATTGATGGTTATCAGCTTCCAGATGGTAACTATAAGGTAAGTACGCAAACTTTCAAAGATACATTAAACTCCCTTATAGGTGACTCAACAGGTAAAAAACACCTGAAACCCATACTGGAAGCCAGTAAGTCTATAGTTCAGAATGTCAAAATAGACGGATATAACCGCCCTATTACGATGTATGGCTTGGACACATTCTCCGAGGTTGTAGCCGCTTACCTGAAAAATGGGTTGAAAGCCTCCCCCTTCTAGGGGGACTTTATATTTTATTTGCACATTCTAGTTTAAAGTGTTATATTTGTCGCAGGAGGTAAAACAATGAAAGCAAGATTTAAGTATCGTATCTATCCAAGTCAAATACAAAAGCAGCAATTAGCCCAAACATTTGGCTGTTGCAGAGTAGTTTGGAACGACGCTTTGGCTATCTTTAAGTCCGAAGGGATGGTTAAAAGTGTAGACAAAAGAGTGATCACTCAAGCTAAAAAGACCGAAGAAAGGAGCTGGTTAGGAGACGTATCAAGTATTGCACTTCAACAGTCGTTTAGACAGTTAGACGCTGCGTATAGACAATTCTTTGCTAGCCTGAAAGGCAAACGAAAAGGCAAGAAATTAGGTTCGCCTCGTATCAAAAAGAAAGAATCTCGCCAGTCTTTCACTCTCACTAAAGGTGGTTTTAGTGTTCACTCTCAATCGGTGAAACTAGCTAAGATTGGTCACGTAAAGATGGTTGTGAGTAGACCGTTGCCTTCACCACCTAGTTC